CCAGCCAGACGGCACGGGCCTCAGCCACCTACTGCTGGAGCACGCCGCATGAGCACCGTATTTGCAACCACCCAGGCCGCACTACTGGCCGCTCTGCAAGCCTCCCCGGCACTGGCTGGCGGCAACATCAGCGTCAACCGCACCCGCCCCATCCCTGACGACCAGACCCAAGCCATCGTGCTACGCCTGGACCAAGCCGAGGGCGAAGAAGTCGGCTTAGGCAGCGCCATGTTTGACTGGAAAACCGCCTACACCGTCGAATGCTACGCCCGCGCCCCCGCCGGCACTGACCCCAGCGCCGCAGTTGACACCCTACTGGCCGACACCTGGGCCCGCCTGACCACGCCAAACAGCGCCACCCTGGGCGCAGACATCACCCTGCAACCCCAAATCGACTGGCAATACGACGACACCACCGCCACCCCCATGGTCTGCGCCGTGCTGCGCCTCACCGCCCGCCACCACCGCACCCAACAAAACAGCCTGAACCCCCAATGACCACCACCACCACCCCACCGCTTGCCGACGCCCGCGCCCAAGCATTTGCAGCCACCCAAGCCAGCGCAGAACCCCCCGCCGGTGCGCCCCAGCCGCCCCAGCCACTACCCCCCGCAGCCGGCGGCATCTACCTATTCGACCCTGCCACCGGCACCGTCACCCTCGTCACCCCGTCCACCCTCCAGGAGTAACCCACCATGGCCAACCGTCTCATCCGCAACACCGTCATCCTGCTCAAACCCGAAGTCACCTACGCCACCGACCCCACACCCACCGGCGCTGCCGACGCCCTGCTGGTCAGCAACGTCAGCATCAACCCCCTCAACGCCACCCAAGTTGACCGCGACCTCATCCGCAGCTACCTCGGTGCCTCTGAACTGCTGCTCGGCAGCCGCTACGTCGACATGAGCTTCGACCTTGAACTCGCCGGCAGCGGCACCGTAGCCACCGCCCCCGCCTGGGGCAAAACCCTGCTCGCCTGCGCCATGGCTGAAACCGTCACCGCCACCTTCCGCGTTGACTACACCCCCGTCAGCGCCGCCTTTGGCAGTTGCACCATCTACTGGCACGACGACGGCCTGCTGCACAAAGCCATCGGCGCACGCGGCGCACCCGTCTTCAAAATGGGCATCAACAACCGCCCGGTCATCAGCTACAAATTCCTCGGCCTCTACAGCACCCCCACTGCCGCCGCAAACCCCAGCACCACCATCACCGACTGGAAAACCCCGCAACTCATCAGCGAAGCCAACACCCTTGACCTCACCTTTGGCGGCACCCACGCCACCGGCACCGCCCCGGCCATCACCGCCGGCACACCCTACCCCAGCCAGGGCATCGAAGTCGACATGGGCATCAAAGTTGACTTCAACGCCCTGCTAGGCGGCGAAACCGTTGACATCAGCGCCCGCTCTGCCACCGCCAAAGTCACGCTTGACCTGACTGCCGCCCAAGAGGCCACCATGATGGCCGCCGCCGAAGCCGGCACCCTGCAAACCGTCGGCCTCAGCCACGGCACCGTTGCCAACCAGAAAGTCCTGCTTTGGCTGCCCAGCGTGCAAATCACCAACGTCCAAAAGGCCGAAGCCAACGGAAAACGCCTGGTCGCACTCGACCTGCGCTGCCTGCCCAGCGCCACCGGCAACGACGAGGTGCGCATCGTCACCAGCTTCTAAGTCTTTAGTTTTTAGTTGGTAGTTTTTAGTCACTACCAACTCTCAACTCTCAACTCTCAACTCCCAACTCAGAAAAACCACCATGAAATTCAAAATTGCAGTCAGCGACACCATTCAAGTTCCCGTCAAGTTCACCATGCGCGACGGCGCAAGCATCAGGCAATTTGCCTTCACCCTCACTGGCCACCGCTGCCTGTGGGACGACTACAAAGACCAGCACCCCAACGAATCCATGGGTGACAACGTCACCAACTACCTCAAAGACAACGTCACCGACTGGTCAGGTCAGCGCTTTGTGCTCGACGAAAACAACGAGCCCGCCCCCTTCAGCCCCGAAGCCTTTGACCACATGCTCAAGAGTGGCGCCTTGAATGCCGTGTTTGGCGCCTACACAGTCGAATGCGTAGGTAAAGCAAAAAACTAGCCCGGCTAACCACCCTGTGGGCCGGTGGCCAGCTGCAAACTCAGGCCGACCATGATCGCCAAGATTTTGACGATTCACTGGCCGCCTTTGGCCTGCAAATCGAAGATGCCGCACCCCCGCAGGAGGATGATGTTTTTTACCTTTGGCCGGAAAACCAAAAAACATGGCAGCTATGGATGCGCCTGCAAACCATGTGGCGCACGGACATGGGCGCACGCGTTGGCCTGCACTGGACCAACATCATCACCTGGCTACGCCACGCCGAGGGCATGGGAAAAAAAAAGATGGCCAACACCCTGCACACCCTGCACGCCATGGAGGCAGCAGCCCTTACCGTCTGGGCTGAGCAGCGCGAAAAACAAACAAACAAGCCACCCCACTAACGGCGCGCTGTGCTCAAACCCAAAGCATAAACAGCAGATACGCCGCCAGCGCGCCGCCAATCACCAGCGCGCTGCCCAGCTTCACGGCACCCAGCACAGCCAGAAAACACCCCAGCCCAATGCCCGCCAGCAACAAGTTGATTAAAAAACTGATTCTTCCAAACATGAGCGCATCCTAATGGTCAACGAAGTAAAACTCAAGCTCGCTGTTGAAGGTGGTCGCCTCGTCAGTCAGGAGATCGACGGCGTCAACTACAGCATGGGCAACATGCGCACAGCAAGCATCAGCGCCACTACCAGTATGGCAGAAATGGGTGCGCAGGCCCTTGCGCTCACCAAAACATTTGCCGGCCTGGCCGCCATACAAAAAGGCGTAGCCGCCGCCGGCGACTACGCAGGCCTGGCCTCGCGCATGAAACTACTTACCGGCAGCGCAGAACAAGCCGCCTTAGCCATGCAATCGGTGCAAGACATTGCCATGCGCCAGGGTGCCAACCTGCAAGCCGTGGGCGACAGCTACGCCAAAATTGGCCAAGCCATGCTCGCCATGGGCGGCACCAGCCTTGACACCGCCCGCATGGTCGAAACCGTCGCCGGCGCCTTGCGCCTGGGCAACGCCAGCACCCAAGAGGCCGAAAGCGCCATGCGCCAGTTTGGCCAAGCCATGGCCAAAGGCAAACTCAACGGCGACGAATTCGTCAGCCTGATGGAAAACGCCCCCTACCTCATGGACGCAGTAGCCGCCAGTCTGGGCAAAACCAAAGGCGACCTATTTGCCATGGCTGAGGCCGGCAAACTCACCGCCCAAGTGTTTGGCGACGCAGTACTGGGCTCGTTTGACTCGGTCACCAGCAAAGCCGACACCCTGGCCCCCACCATCGGCCAAGCCATGGAGCGCATCGCCACCGCCTTTACCGCAGCCGCTGCCCAATCTTCCAACATCGGCATCGTCACCAGCACCGCCTTTGGCGTCATGGGGTTTGCTGCCGAACACGCCGGCGGCATCATCAGCGCACTCACCACCGGCGCATTGGCCGCCATGACCAGTCAGGTGTTGCGCGGCACCACCGCCCTGGCAGCCCACGTCACCACATCAATGGCAGAACGCGCCGCCATGGCAGCCAGCCTGCAAACCACCGTAGCCAGCGCCGAGGCCAAAGCCATTTACACCGGCATCGTGCTGCGCGAGGCACAAGCCACCCTGGCCAGCGCCACCGGACTGGGAGCCAGCACGGTGGCACAAAACGCAGTCATTGCCGCCAGCCGCGCCCACACCGCCGCCACCGTGGTGCAAACCGAGGCGCAAATGGCTCTCAACGCCGCCACCGGACTGGGCGCGCGCGCCATGGGCTTGCTGGGTGGCCCCATTGGCCTCATCACCACGGCGCTGACACTTGGCCTGGGAGCCTGGAGCCTATGGGGTAGCAGCGCCAAAGACGCAGAAGAAAAAGCCACTGTTGCCGTAGAGCGGTCCACTGCCTCCATCGTGGCCGACATTGACAACCAAATCAAGCGCCTTGAGCGCCGCAACGCCCTGGCCAACACCAAAATTGCCGGCAACGGCTTTGACCTGGCTAGCCCGGCAGCAGAACGACTGGGTGCACTGCAAATCCAACTCAACGCGCTTGAAAAGCAAACCGGCATCAGCGTTGAGCAGCGCCTGACGCAAAAAAACAAGCTACTGGCCGAGCAAGGCCAACTGCAACAAAAACTCTTGGAGCTAGAGCAAAAAAGCGCCCCCGAGCGCGGCGCCAATGCTGTCAAAGCGCACACCGAAGCCATGGCCAAATACGCCCCGCAAGTCGACAAGGTGACAGCCGCCATTGAAGCCGAGCGCAAAGCACTTGGTGCCGCCTTCACCCCCGAAGACGAAGCCAAAATCAGAGCTCACTTTGCCGCCCATAAAACCGGCGCCGCCGCCGTCAGTGAGGCGCAAAAGCTCGTCAACGCCGGCGAAAAAGCCTATAGCGACATCATGGCCAAAGAAACCGGATTCGCGGCAAACTTCACTGAAACCAT